TAAAAAAGAAAAGGCTAAAAAGGAGAAAGAATAATGGCTCAAGATGGAGTTGTAAAACAAGCAAAAAAAGTTATAAGAGTTAAACCTACTGTTGTAGCAGGATCTACAGATAGTGGTGATGTTATGTTTAATGCTACAGAAATACCAAATGCTGTAATAGGCAAAGGTGGTTCTTCAAAATTAATTGGATTTACAATAATAGATAAAGATCAAGAATCTCACGACATGAGCTTAATTTTTATGTCAAAACAAACTAATTTTGGCACAGTTAATGCTGCTCCAAGTATAACAGATGCAAATTTGCAGGCTGCTAAGGTTCTTGGTGCATTTAAACTTGATTTTAGTGCTCAGCAAATTGTTGTATCTCAAGACTCAGGAAGTGCAGCTATTTATTCAAGTTCAGGTCTTATGGGTGCAAGTAATTCAAGAGATTATTTTCCTATGATTCTTGAGGCTGAATCTGATTCAACTAGTGTTTTTTTTACTGGAATAGCTAATGAAGCAATGGATTATGCAGCAACAGATGACTTAGAGTTTGTATTTTACATAGAATATTAAAATAATATAAAAAAATGAATCTTATAAATGAGATTAAAAAGCATGAAGGCTTTAGGTCTAGGGTTTATAAATGCACAGAAGGATTTGATACCATAGGGTATGGATTTGCTATAAAAGATTTGGTAATGGATCGTGAAGTTGCAGACCTCATTTTAGATAGAAAAATAAATAATATAATTAAAAGCATAGGCAATCATGATGATTGGAGTGAATGGTTTTTTGAAAAACCAAAAGCTATACAAGAAGTGCTTATAAACATGATATTC